GAAGAAGGTTTCAAAGCTATTGGACAAGCCCGTGCTAAAGAATGGTATGGTTACCTAAGCGATTTGCAAAGCAAATACGCAGGCCCAGTGCATGATGAATTGCAAGGTGGGTATGAACTTGCGTCTGGGTTATTAGATCGGTTTAAAGGCGGCCCCGGGGCTAAGGTTCTTAAAACCGAAAAAGTTTCGCCGGATATGTTCACGCAATCTCCAGAAAAAATTCCAGCTACCTTTTTTGGTAGCCGTTCTGGTGTTGAGCAACTTCAAGCATTAACCCAGGACGCTAACCTTGTCCAACAATCTGCAAGCGATTACGTTGCGCGGTCGTTAAACGGAAAAACTGCTGATCAAGCCGCCGCGTGGCTTGATAAAAATAGTGATTTTCTATCCGCGCCGCAACTTAAAGGTATCCGCCAAAAGGCAGTAGATTACGCGGATAATTTAGCCCAAACGGAAAATCAAACAAAAGCGGCAAAGATAGGCGCAGAAGCCAAGTTAAAGATGGCTGAAAAAACTTTTACGTCTGAAACAACAGCATCTGAAGCTATGCGTACCGCTGCGCAAACACGCGTTAATGCATTGCTTGGCGACCGCGCGCCCGCGGAACGCATCAACCAAATGTTAAGCGATCCTAGCCAGTCGCAATGGACTGAAGTTGCAACCGTGCTTAAAAACAACCCTAACGGACGCGACCTTCTTTCCAAAGCGTTAAATATGCACTTAGCGGATATTGCTGAACGCGACCCTAAATCGTTCTCTGCAATAGACGCGCTTAAAGAAGTTTCTGCCCCTATGTTGGAAGCCAAGCTAATTGATAAAGCATATGTTGAAAGTTTACGAGCGCAACTAGCTAAGATCCAAGCGCCGGAAAGCGTCAAATTAAGTTGGCTTAAAACAAACCTATTGCGCGGGCTTGCAACGGCGACTGGAGCGACCGCAGGGGCGTACGCCGGTAACAAAATAAACGCTTTACTTTCACAACAACCCAAACAAAACGCATTGGCTCAATAATGGATACGCAATCCCTCATTAACTTAGCCGGTGGGGCGGCTCTATCTGCCCTTGGTTGGTTTGCTCGTGAGATATGGGGCGCGGTCAGCGAGTTGCGGCGCGATATTACGTCTATCAAAGTTGAGATGCCTAAAGAGTATGTGCTGAAGATCGACCTCGACAAACGGATGACACACATTGAGGATATGTTCCAACGCATATACGACAAACTGGATGGCAAGGCGGACAAATAATGGATCCATTTACGCTGATTGCTGGCGCGACCGCGATCTACAACGGTATCAAGTCGGCAGTTAGCGCGGGTGAAGATGCGCTCAAGACGGCGGAGCGCGTCGGTAATCTGTCGGCTAAGATAGCGCAAATCGTTCAGCTTACGTCAACGCCAAGCAAGAAGAAACTGTTTCAGTCTCAAGCTGACTATGAGGCTCACGCGGTCAAGCTCTACGCGGTCAAAGCCAAGGCGTATGAACTTCAGCTTGAAACCAAGAACATTTTTGTATCAACCTACGGCAAGCAAGCGTGGGACAACATCCAACGCGAGATTATTGAGATGCGTAAAGAAGCCGCGCGGGAAGCCGCGGCGGTATTAAAGCAACAAGAAGCTACCAGAGATGATTTAATTATGATAAGCAGCATTATCGGGTTTCTGGTACTTGGTATCGGCGTTATCGGCGTAATCCTCATATTAACGGTGAAATGACATGGCTTTTGGTATTGATGACGCGGTTGCCGCAGGGCTAAAGGTACTTGATAAGTTTGTCCCAGATCCAGAGGCAAAGGCAAAGTATGAAGCAGATCTTCGTGAAAGCCTTAAAGGTTGGGATCAGCAACAGGCTGATGTCAACGCTGCCGAAGCTACAAACACTAACCTTTTTGTATCTGGTTGGCGGCCTGCTATTGGTTGGGTTGGTGCACTTGGCCTCCTCTACCAGTATCTATTGCGTCCAATTGCCGTTGGCGCGGGGTGGCACGATTTGCCTACTTTGGATCAGTCGCTTATGGAATTGGTGACCGCCATGCTTGGCATGGCTGGCTTGCGTACCTTTGAAAAGACACAAGGTATCCATGCAAAGTAATTTCAACGCTTGCCTTGCCCTCGTTCTTAAATCCGAAGGTGGCTACGTCAATCATCCTGCCGATCCAGGCGGGCGCACTAATCTCGGCGTTACGCAGAAGGTCTGGGAAAACTGGGTTGGGCATCCAGTCACCGAAGCTGATATGCGGGCGCTAACACCCGACGATGTAGCGCCTATGTACAAGGCTAAGTACTGGGACGCGGTCAAAGGTGACTATCTGCTATCCGGCGTTGACTATGTTGTCTTTGACACTGCCGTTAATAGTGGTACAGCCCGCGCCGCTAAACTGCTTCAGACAAGCCTAGGTATTACCGCTGACGGCGCTATTGGCCCTGCTACGTTGACCGCAATGCAGGCGTGTGACCCAATTGAATTGATCAAAGACATTTGCGCTGCGCGGCTTGCGTTCCTTCAGGGGCTATCGACGTTTGGTACGTTTGGCAATGGATGGACACGGCGCGTTAATGAAGTGCAGGCGGCGGCTGACAAGATGGTCATCGCGCAGATGGAGTTGCCCCTATAGCCGCGCAGCGTCTTTGAGCAACTCAGCGCGCTCCCGCGTTGACCGCAGAATGCTATATCTTTGATGAAGACGCTTTAGGATTGACAGACGACGCGTTGTTTGCTTCTCGTTTTCGAGCATCACTAGCAGCTCGCTTTCGTTGAGTGTGCAGAGCTTGTCGTTCAAAGTCCGCCAGTTTAGATTGCTCGTATGCAAGTTTTCTCTCCAGATTTTCAACTTCGCGTTGAGCGCGGGCTACAGATTTTTGAACTGATAGCCAGAAACGCTCTCTATTGTACAATAAATCTTTTGCAAGTTCTAGTTTGACCTTTACAGCCTCAACTCGTCTAACGCGATGTCCGATATTGCTTTTTTGTCGTGTAGGCTCGCCCATATCCGTTCGTCCACTGTTTTGTTGGTCATTATAATGTAGCACCATACTGCTTCCTTCTGACCGCTTCGGTGCAACCGTCCCACAGTCTGCTCGAACAACTCAAGCGACCACGGCAACGACATAAAGATAATTTTATTACCGCCATACTGCAAATTTAACCCATGCCCGGCGGACTTAGGGTGGATCAGCAACAGCGGGATCTGACCGGCGTTCCATGCCTCGACGTTGCCGTCAATGGTTTTGGCATAAGGGTAAAGCCGTTGGAGCATAACAAGTTCTTCTTTGAAATTGTACACAACGATTGTGTTAGATCGTTGGTTTTCTTCTAAAATGTCATCCAACAAATCAAACTTGTGCGAACCCGTCCAGTGCGCGGTGCCAGTCTCGTCATAGACAAACCCTGATGAGATCTGTTGGAGTTTGTTGACGGCGACCGCAGCAGTCAACGCGGTTACATCCTTATCTTCCAGCTTTGCAATCGAGTCCTTTTTCATCTGCTCGTACGGTTTGCGGTCTTCCATATCGCAACGCATCTCAACCATATGGCATGGCGGCAGCTTGTCGGCGTATTCGCCGGGTTCAAGCACAAAGGTGGCGGGCTTGATGCGTTGCATCACGGCTTCGAGCGAACCGGCGCGGGCGACCCATTCGCCGTAGTCTGGATTGGTCAGAATGAAGTATTGCTGGAGAAATGCGCCTTTCGACCGACCCAACAACGACTGATCGACAATCTTGCATTGCCCAAAGACATCCTCAAGACCGTTTGATGTAAACGAACCGGTTAGCCCCCAGCGGACGTTGATTTTGTCAATTACTTTATGCAACGCCTTGAACCGCGTCCCTGACGGGTTTTTCAGCCGCGTCAGCTCGTCGAACACAATAGCATCAAACTTTAGCGGCTGCGTCGCCAACCATTGCAGATTGTCATAGTTGGTTACGACCACATCAGCGTCAGATGCCAGTGCTTTCGCTCGTTGCGCCGGTGTGCCTACAGCAACGGCTAACTTCAACTTAGGCGCCCATTTGGGTTGCTCAACAGGCCAAACGTCTTTACAGACGCGCAGCGGTGCTAACACCAAAAACCGTCCGCCTAGGTCTTGCATAGCGGCTAAGGTCATCGCGGTCTTGCCTGCACCGACCGGTGCTAAAATCATCGCGCGGTCGTTTGCAAACAGAAAATCCGCGCCTTGTTCTTGATAATCACGTAATTTCATTTAACCATTTATCCACATCTTCTTTTGACCACAGACAAATATATCGTTGATTTAACTTTTCCATGTCGTTGGCAAATTGCGCTTGAAGCGCCGATAGTTTGCCTTTTGGCTGTTTCAATTCGACAAACCATGTTTGCCTCGGCAAACACACAATTCGATCTGACACGCCGCGATGCGACGGCGACGTAAACTTGTAAGCTACGCCGCCGCGCTTCTTAACTTCGCGCACCAGATGCTGTTCAATGTGCTTTTCCATACGTCTTCATAACTTGTAAAAGATTGTTTGACAAGTCGTCATTTTTTTGCAATCCACGTATGGTGTATTTAGCCTTGCGAAACGGAGAACTAATTATGCAAACTACTTTTGCTTTTGAATGGGATTTTGCAACATCCCCAAGTAAGGATATTGAAGACATGGCATGGAATTATCGAGTGATATACAGCCCAAAGAACGAAGACCTTGCGTGGGATACGGACACGTTTTCCATTCGCGAAGTGTTTTACAATGACGATGGCGACATCGAATATTGGTCTGACGAAAACGCAGAGCCTTTCGGCGCTACGTTTGAAGAGCTTGCAGCCGATTTTGATTTAATGGCAGAAGCCTTTGAGCGTCCTATCCTAATGACGATCACGACAGATGACGGCATTGACGGTCTGATCGAACTTAGCGACGAAGACTAAAATACGTACTGCCCCCTGAACACTGGCCTGCCATTTAGCAGTTCGCAGAGTTCAGGGGGCATCATTACCCCGTCATCGTCAAATGTAAGCACGGCAAAGCCTTGTTGCGCTCTCGACGATGCGCCCTCGGTATACTGAAACTGCGGCCCATGCGGGTCAGCCAATGTGCCAGTTTCCACGCCCCAGCGCGTTCCCTTACGATCCCTGATAGCCGTGATCTGTAGCTGATGCGTGTGACCTGTCACCATGCTAAGGCCGGAGTGCATAGAGCTGTTATAGCCTGAGTGGATACCAGACCGGAAGCGATGCCGAATTTCAACAGTCTCGTTAAACTCAAACGCCCACGCAAATTCCCAATCTGGGAAATGTTCGTGAAGCGACAGGATGTATCCGTCAAGTTCATTGGCGTTGGCGGCAATGTAGTTGTCGATGCGAATGTCGTGGTTGCCCATTGTCCAGAGTTGATGCTTGACTTTTGGAAGCATCTTAACCCACCGCTTGGCGGTTTCAATTTCTTTTTCAATTTTAGGTGCTTTTGACCCACGCATTTGCGGATGGCGCGAGATCCTAGCACCGTCGATAATATCGCCATTCAAAACAATGCCGTCTACTTTTAGGGTCTTGGCGAGCTTGACAACGGCTTTGTAAATTAATGGTGGGTCGCCATCCCAGATATGTAAATCAGAAACAATTAACCATGTTGTTCCGGGGACATTCTTTGCAATCATGCGCGGGTATGCCCAGCGCCCATTGATTGTTTGATCAGGTATTCCGTTAGGAAACCGCAGTTGTGCCTGCGAACGTCGGTGGGTAAAGGTCTTGACGTTTACGCCAATTGACCGCGCGGCGGCAGCGTCAACGCATTTATTTTCTTCCCACAAACGCAATGTATCAATTAAAATTTCTGCACTAAGAGGGGGAGTAGCCATTGGGTCATCCTCTGATTTGGTAAGCCCTTATACCACCTTTATAATGTCAGTTTAATTTCATCTTTGTAAAAAAATGTTTGACAGCATTTTTTATTGCGGTATGGTTGGCACCTCAACAGGAAAGGATAGTAAAGTGAACACCCACGAAATGATAGAGGCTTTTCAGGAAATTATGGACGATCAATCCGGTGCAACATGCGTTGCGGCGTTGACAACCGTTCTTAAATTGGCGCTTGAAACTGCACCAGAAGAAGCTCGTTTTCAATTAATCGACAATATCGTCACGTATATGAAAGAAATCGACCATGCAACACAGTAACATTGTAGGCGGTTCAACCGCCAAGCGCGTCATCGCGTGTCCCGGCTCTGTAGCGTTATGCGCCAAGATGCCTCCTAAGCCGTCTAGCAGTTATGCTGACGAAGGCACTTTACTCCATAACATCATCGCTCTGGTACTGGAAATTGAGGTTCATCCAGAGACACTTTTAGGTTTCGAATATGAAAACATCACCCTTACTCAAGATGTCTTGGATACCAAGCTCATTCCGGCGCTTAAGGCTTTGGATGCGATTGACCCTGACAATTCTATGGAAATCGCCATCGAAGCAAGAGTTAGTTTCGGTGAAGATATATTGCCGGGAGTGTTCGGTTCAACTGATTTGCTTGGGCGAATTGGTGACCGTGCCTATGTCATCGATTGGAAGTTCGGAGACGGAGTTGCGGTATACGCTGAAGAAAACCCTCAGCTTATGTTCTACGCCTCGGCCGCCATGCGAACACCCGAAGTCAAGTGGGTGTTTGATGGAGCAACTGAAATCGAATGTATTATCATTCAACCTACCAAAGGTGTAACCCGTTGGGTGACAACGCCTGCGCGCATCGCCGCCTTCGAGAAAGAATTGATCCGCGCGGTGAAGAAAGCGCAGAAGGCGGATGCGCCGCTGGCACATGGTGACCATTGCAAATGGTGCGCCGCCCGTCCGGTATGCCCTTTAATGACCGGAGCTGTGGACAGAGCCTTGCAAACGCAGATTGAGGGGCTAGACGCGGAGATGATCGGCAAGTACCTTGCAAATGCTGATTTGCTTGAAGGTTGGATTAAAGACCTTCGGGCGTTGGCGTTTTCAATGCTTGAGAAAAGCGTTCCCGTGCCGGGGTATAAACTGGTGCCGAAGCGCGCAACAAGACAATGGGTCAATGAAGCAACAGCCTACGAATGGCTCGCGCAGAATTTCCCTGAAGCTGAAGTGACGGTGACATCTGTAATCTCACCCGCAAAGACTGACCCGCTTCTTAAAAAGGCGAAGTTGTCAATGCCTGAAGGTTTAGTTGTTTCTGTCTCGTCGGGCAACACACTGGCAACCGAGGATGACCCTCGCCCAGCCGTGATGCAAATCGGTCAGCAAATGGTTGCTGCCCTTAATAAAATTGGAGTGTAATAATGTCTAATGTAGTTAGCTTTGGTTCTTCGAACCTTCCTGTTGCAAGCCTTTCCGCTGCTCTTCGCGCTGTAAAGGTTTCTGATCCGTCGAGTGGTTCGGTCATCCTTAAAATGGATAAAACCGGTCATTGGGTGTACGGCGCAGACCAGACCGAGATTGAAGATGGCTCTTTGTGGGCTATCAATCCCTTCTCGTTCGTCCACGGCTTTATTGCTTGGGGTGATGGTGAAGTGCTTGGTGAAAAGATGGTGCCGGTATCGTCACCGTTGCCTGAAATGGATGTAGCCCCCGCCAACGCCAAGCGTGGATGGGAGATCCAAATCGGCATGAGCCTAAAGTGCATCAATGGCGAGGACGAAGGTTTGGAAGTTCGCTTTGCAACGACTTCGGTCGGCGGTAAGCGCAGCGTTCAAGAGTTGGTTCTCAAGATTGCTGAACAGGTTGATCTCGACCAGAACAAGCCGGTGGCTGTGGTTGAGCTGAAGAAAGAACACTATCAGCACAAGAGCTATGGTCGTATCTACACGCCTGTCTTTGAGGTTCAGAAGTGGATCGGCATGGACGGCGCGGTTGAAGAGGCTGTTGAAGAAGTGGCACCCGCTGCTCCTGCTCGTCGTCGTCGCTCGGTAGTGTAATCCAGACGGGGCAGTTAAGCCAGCGTTCAAGGATGTTGCAACACGGTATTTTCTGGCTTTCTCCCGTGTCTAGTCCAGCAACCAAATTGATGCCCCAACTGATCATAAAGGTAAAGTACAATGAAATATCTATCGGTTTGTTCTGGTATTGAAGCTGCCACAGTTGCTTGGCATTCGCTTGGTTGGGAGCCATTAGCGTTCAGCGAAATTGAACCGTTCCCGCGCAAAGTCTTATCTCACCACTATCCTGATGTGCCGTTACACGGTGATTTTACCCTGTTACGCGAGCAAGATTGGATTAAGGATGCCGACATTCTTGTTGGCGGTACGCCTTGTCAGGCTTTCAGTGTAGCAGGCCTTCGCCATAGCCTTAATGATGACCGTGGTAACCTTACCCTTGAATTTGTGAGATTAGCAGATGCAATCGATGCGATACGATCTATTCCTTGTACCATTGTCTGGGAAAATGTCCCCGGCGTTCTCTCCGTCAAAGACAACGCCTTTGGGTGCTTTTTGGGAGCGCTTGCCGGAGAAAGTTTACCGCTCGTCGCTACAGGGGGAAGATGGGCTAACGCGGGTTTTGTTGATGGCCCCAAAAGAACAATCGCGTGGCGCATCCTCGATGCCCAATATTTCGGAGTGGCCCAACGCCGCCGTCGTCTGTTCGTTGTCGCAAGTGCTAGAACAGACATTGATCCCGCAGAAATACTTTTTGAGTTCGAAGGCTTGCGCCGGGATACTCCGCCGAGCCGAGAACAGGGGCAAGAAGTTGCCGCTACAATTGCAGCTCGCTTTGGAATCAGTCGCAACAACCATGAAGAAGTAGTTGCTACCAATTCTCATGTTGCGGGGACGTTATCAGCAAATGCTGGCGGGTTAAACCGCCCAGCGGGCAATGCTAACGAGTTGGATTTTTGCGTGGCCACAACGATACAGGCTCGTATGGGATCAGGCGGGTTTGACTTAGAAACTGAAACGCCAGTTGTTGTAGCGCATATTACCGGCCCAATTACGGCAGGTATTAGTAAGGGTATGCGAGGAACTGAAGGAATAGATAGCAACTGGGCGGTGGTGCAACCAACTTACGCCATTCAAGGCAATATGATTGGTCGCAACGATAGTGCAGGGCCGCAAGGCGATGGCGTTAATGAAGAAGTATGTTTTACTCTAAATACAACTGACCGTCATGCTATAGCAACACATGAAATAGCGGGAACTATGATTTCAAATAATGGTGGTGGAGGATGGTCTAACTCAATAAATCACGCTGCTTCTGGCTATATGGCAATTCAACCAACAGCATACGCATCATCAAGGGGTATTATCCGCCCCCTTAATGATGTTATGTCCACATTAGATGCTGCTACAGAAAGCCGTGGAACAAACCAACAGCGTTTTATTCATCAAGAAATGGCTGTCCGCCGTCTTACCCCCCGCGAATGCGAACGCTTGCAAGGTTTTCCTGACGACTATACCAATATACCCGGCGCGGCGGATGGACCGCGTTACAAGTCTCTTGGCAACTCTATGGCTGTTCCCGTCATGGCTTGGATCGGGGAAAGGATTGCAAATGCTCTGGGTTGATTTTGAAACAAGGAGCCGGTGCGATTTAAAATCGCGCGGTGTTTATAATTATTCTCGCGACGCTTCAACAGATGTGCTGTGTATGTCCTATGCGTTCGATGACGAGGAAGTCCGCACATGGACACCCGACCAACCATTCCCTCAAGACGTTCGCAATTACAAGGGACAGATACGCGCGCATAACGCCGCTTTTGAACGTCTTGTTTTTTGGTGTATCCTGGCGATCCCGTTTAAGTTAGAGCAGTTCTATTGCACTGCAACACAAGCGCGGGCCAACTGTCTGCCGGGGTCACTCGAAGATATTGGACGCGCTATCAGCTCCACAATGAAGAAAGACCATCGCGGCAACCAACTGATCCGCCTGTTGTCGATCCCCCGCGCTGATGGCAGCTTTAACGACGACCCAACGCTGATGGCTGAGATGATAGCCTATTGCGAGCAAGATGTCCGCGCTATGCGGGCGGTCAGCAAGGCTATGCGCGATCTGGACGACGACGAGTTACGGGATTATCACATCAACGAACGCATCAATGACAAAGGCGTCCGAGTGGATATGCAGCTCTGCGAAGCCGCAGTGCGTTACGCAAGCACCGAGTTGGAAGAGATCCAGAACATCGTCGCCGAGGTTACGGAGGGTGCTATTACATCCGTCCGCAGCCCCAAGATGCGCCAGTGGGTTTGGGATCGTGTCGGGCCTGAAGCCCGCAAGCTAATGATCCTGCACAAAGACGGCGAAGAAAAACAATCCATTGACAAGTCTGTCCGCGCTAACCTTCTCGCCATGAATGACCCTGAGCAAGTGCCGCCAGATGTCGAGGAAGTCATCCAGTGCGCCGATGATCTGTGGGCCTCGTCGGTCGCCAAGTTTAGCCGGTTGGCTGCTCTGGCTGACGAGGACGATCACCGCGTTCGCGGCGCGTTCGTGTTCGCCGGCGGAGCAGCCACGGGCCGCGCGTCGTCTTACGGCGCTCAGGTTCACAACTTCACCCGCAAGTGCGCCAAAGAACCAGAAGCAGTGCGCCAAGCGATGGTGCGCGGTCATGCTATTGTTCCAAAGCACGGTAAGCGTGTCACTGACGTACTGAAGGGTATGCTTCGCCCGGCGTTGTTGCCCGCCGAGGGTAAATCGTTCGTCGTCGCCGACTACGCGTCGATTGAAGCGCGTGTCACACCTTGGTTATCCAACAGCCCTGCGGGCAACGCCAAGCTCGAACTGTTCGTCACCGGCAAAGATGTCTATAAGGTCAATGCGGCGGCGACATTCCATGTCCCCTACGATCAGGTGACCGACGAGCAACGCCAGATCGGCAAGGTGCAAGAGCTTGCTCTTGGTTTCTCCGGCGGTATCGGTGCCTTCGCGGCGATGGGCCGCGCCTATGGGATTGTGCTGCCTGAGAGCGATGCGCGGCGCATGGTGGACGGGTGGCGTAGGGCTAACCCGTGGGCGATGACTTACTGGCAGGATCTTGAAGCCGCTTATATGCGCGCGTTACGGAACAAAAACCACCCTATCCAAGTCGGCCGGATCACTTATCTGTTCGACGGTACACATCTCTGGTATGCGTTGCCGTCTGGTCGTGTGCTGTGTTACCCGTTCGCGCGGGTCGAAGGTGATCAGGTTACCTATTTGAAGGCGGCGTGGAAGCCCGCACAAGATGCAAAAGAATGGCCTCGCGCCCGCTTGTGGCGTGGTCTTGCCTGTGAGAATATCACCCAAGCAACAGCCAACGACCTGTTACGTTACGCTCTCCGACAGGTCGATGCGGTATTACACGTACATGACGAAATTGTCCTAGAAACAGACTTACCAGATGCCGCCGCAATTGATTTGCGACGAGCGATGACTATTCCGCCGAATTGGGCGGGCGGTCTTCCATTGGCGGCCGAAGTCAAGATTATGCAAAGGTACGGCAAATGATTTTTAATAATTACATCGCATCTATCGCCCCGGTCGGTGAGACTATTCTGTTTGTTAAGCAGAAACCTACCGGCGGATTTCATTCTGATGGCGCGCTCAAATGCGTCTGGCCTGCTTTTCTGCCTGAGCGCATGAAGGGTGAGGGTGCATGGTACGCTAACACCGCCTGCTTCATTGTTGACCGGTTCACCGGTAACAAGCTATCGGCGGCTGCGTCTTACTGCGAGAA